TTACCCATTAACATTTCCACCGTTTAAGTGATGCTGCTTTACGGGTTGGTTTACCATTCTCATCTTTCATTGGTCCTGGCATACCTGACATACGTGCGCAGAATGATTTCTTACGTGGTCCACCTTTTGGCTGTGGGGCTTTTAAGTGAGAACCCGTAGCTGCATTATACTTAGCACGACCCTTAGCAGTTAGACCTGCACCTTTATCAGTAGGTAATTTCTCACCTCGGCCTACTGCAAGTGATACACCACCTTTTTTAAACGTTTTACTTTTATCGGCTGCAGCAAAATCTTTACCTACAGATTGTTTAATACCAACCTTTTTAGCGAAATATTTGCTATGCGCTACAGCTTCCATAAGGTTGTGTTGTTTTTTAGAGGTGCTAGGCATTATTTACTCGCATGCTCAATAAACCAAGCTACTAAGCCGCCAACAATACTAGCGGCGCTACCAACGGCAAGTAACATTCTCCAACCACCGTGAGCAGCTGACAATGTATCATTAATTTTGGCAAGAGTTTGTTTAATCTCTTCCATGTCTTTAACCATCTTATCCATATCAGCTTGTAAATGTTTGATTTCATTTGCATGAGTAGCTAACTCTCTAGCGGTTTCTAATTCAGCTGGTACACTCATATGTCACCTAGCCGTAACAAATAGTTGCTGATGAGATATTTGTAAGTACTGCATATAACCCATTTTGTGCCAAGATACCTTCACCTGGAACAATAAATTGGAATGGTTGTACACCTGTTAGTGTTTTTGTCTGCCATACGATTGGACCTGTAGTATCAGTACCATCATAGATAACGATAGATCCTGCTGTACCATTAGGCAAGAACACAATATTTTTTAATCGGCATCGACCTGTAACAAATTGGCCTGTTGCTGCTAGGTAAGCACTTTTTACATCATATTGCATCGTCATAATTAATCTCCTTTGTTTTAAGAAGGGGCCGAAGCCCCATTCAGATTAATTATTGATTGCCGAATGCGCTACGATCATCAGGTTGTTTGTATGTGTATGTCACAACAACTGAACCTGCTGTGTTAGCAGTACCAACTGAAGTTACTGTAGCTACTAACAATGAGTTGCTTGATTGACCTGTTACAGATGAATCTACATCATTAGTTGTTGATAACATTGCAGCTAATTGAGCAGCTGTAAATGTTGGGCGTACACGACCTGCTGTTTGTGCGTTAACACCTGAAGCGTATTGAGTGCCTGCAGCTATGTTACCTACTGATAATGTATCAGATGAACCTGAGTTGAATGCTGTTAAAACATCAACAACGATATCAAGTAGTTGACAACCTACTGGAATATTGATAGTAGTTGAAACTGCTGAGCCGCCATTAAAAGCAAGGGCTGTAGACTGTGTAAGTACTGTAGTACCTACGTTTTCGTATTGATTGTAACGAATTGTTCCAGATTTCACTGGACCAGAGAATGTGGTTCTTGACATGATTTATCCCTATTGCACAAGTATCTATGCCATCGGTGCATCGTCCACTAGGTTGGTTGGCATAGCTATTAAAGTCCTAGACTTAATTACTTTATACCCTTAATTATTTTATTTGTCAATATCGTGTTTATTTAATTTTTTTTTTAAGTTCTTGGGTAATCCGTTTTAACTCCTGAGTGACTTAGTTACAGGTAATGCTATACACTAGATTTTAATAAAAGAAAAGCCACCCGAAGGTGGCCTTTTTATTACCAAGCCTAATTAAGCGCCTGGAGATCCATACATACCTAGTGGATCAGACCAACCGAATGAATAACGTTCACGTGATTTATAACGTACGTTACCAGTGTCGAAGTCGCCGTCCATTGAGTTTTGCAATGGGGTACGAACGAAGTGTTTCATACCATTTGGAACATCAGTTGTTAAGAACCATGCATTTGTGTCTGTCAAGAAGTGGTTAATTGTATAACCTTCTGGAATAGAACCATTGTTCTTAATAGCATTGATGTCATTGTCTGCAGTACCAACACGCAATTCAGTTTCAAGCAAACGAGTTGCAGTAAATTGAAGAGCTGGTGGAACAACCAATTTCTTAGGTTTAGCAGCAATCAATAGACCACGTTCATCAGTCCAAGCTGCGATTTGAATAACTGCATTTTCCAATGAAGTTTCGTTCAAGTCAGCTGGAGTTGATGGAGTGTTACTATTTGAACCACCGTTAACCAAAGTATGTGATGTTGAGAACAATGAAGCACCGTCGCCACCTGTGTATGCAGCGTTGAAACCATTATTCAATACAGCAGCAGCTTTCACTTGTTTAGTGTAAGCCATAGCACGAGCTAATGCTTTTGTATAACGTGCTGACAATGAGTCATACAAGTTATCTTCGATAGCTTCTTCAGTTAAGCTGAAGCCTAAAGCAATAGTTTCATGGTTGTATCGAGCTGTCCAAGCTTCTTGAGCATTGTCATAAGCGATGGCTTGACCTTCGTTTTTGACTGGAGCTGCTGAAAAGCCAGACAATTTAGTTTCTTCTTCGAAGCTACGTTCTGAGGTCTCTGTTTCGTAGATCTCAGTATGTTCTTCGCCGTATCGAGCATACTCCAAACCGAACAATGCGTTCAAGCCTGGGAGCAACTCTTTCAGTAGTTGTGCGCGTGAAATAGCCATATTAAATTACTCCTTAAGCCAAGTTATAACGATGAACGCCAAAGTTCGTTTTCACCAAAGCTTCTGGTGTTTGAACTAAAGCAACGGTACCAGAAACAGTAGCTGTTGAAGCTGTTACTGTTAATGCTGTATTACCTGTTGTAGTAACGGTTGATGCAGCTGTCAAGCTTGAGCCTGTAAATTGCAATTGACCATTAATTACATTGTATACATCTGTACCGATTGGCAAGTATGTACCTACTGGTAAACCAGAAACAGTCAACGTAGTTGTACCTGTACCTGAAACATATGTGCCGCCTGTTGAGATTTGTGTATCTGGAACTAATTGTAATACACGGAAACCTGCTGAAGTAGCTGCTGGAGCTGTAGCTGCAACAACGCCTTGAGATGAATCACCGTTATTTACTGAACCAACTTGTGTACCACCAACAACGTTACCGCCAACTAATAGTTGTGAGAATGATGCAACTGTTGAAGAGCTAGCTGAAGCAGTAGCAACAACTTTCAATACAACATCAGGATCATCAACAACAATAGCTGTAATATCGCCAGAAGTAACATTACCTGGGTAATATTGTGAATACAAACGTTGTTTAGTCGTTGGGTTTGTGTAATAGCAACCAGCAAAGTAACCAATGATTACGTTAGTTGAGTTAACTGGAACTGTTGCAATTGTTACATAACCTGATGTTAAAACAACAGGGTCGCCATTAAAAATAGCCGTGCCGTAGTTATATGCGATTGGTAAGTTACGTGTAGAACCTGCGTACACCTGACCACCGATAAGATTTACGGGCTTAAAGCCATAAGGCGCTGATACTATAGGATAAGCCATAAAATACTCCTAGATTAAAATTATTTACCTTTACCAAAGCTGATGCTTGATTTGCGCTCTTGAAATAGAGGCATACGAGGATCGCTTTGGCGCATTAGATTATTATCTACCGCTTCCGTTTGAGATTGTGTCATTTGAACATAGTGTGCATTACGTTGTTCTACAAACTCATCTGGTGTCTTGCATAGCAATAATCCACCGATCTCAATGTTGTCGCTAAAACGACTATTGGGATCAACAAGCAATTTAAATTTAGGTTGTTCTTCGATTGTTACTGGTTCCCAACCTTCTCGTAATTTGGACGATAAGTTACGTGGGTCAGCATTATTCAATGTTGAAACGCGAATCCAACGGTAGCTAAAACCCGCTTGTTTATCTGGCTCAGGAAGTAATTCTGCAGGCATCCATTGTTTTGGACGTTCTGTTAATTCTCTTGTTGCCATATCACGTGTTAGTTTTTGATCTACCATGTTATTCTCCTAATTTTAATGCTTCACGAGCATATTGCTCTGGGGTTAATCCAAGTTTTTTTGCTAACTGGACTTGGCTAGCTTTTAATTTAATCTTATTTGAAGACGTACTTCGCATCGCCGACGCTACTACGGTACTCGGTTTTGTACGAGTTGGTTCGCTTTTATTTGTTTCTTCTGGTTCATCAAAAAACTCGCTGAAACGTTTGCGCATTGTTCTGTCCAATGTGCTGTAGTATTCATCTGAACCGATTTCTACACCCTGCTCTTTAAGTTTCTCATGGAGACCTAAAGCTGCAGCTGTCATTTCTTTATCCTGACCAAACCATTGATTGCGTTGTTGCCAACTCATCGCACGGCGATCAGGTTGCGGACTTACTGACTCCGCTTGATAATTATCTTTTACACTAGTTTCATCTTCTTGTAAAGTAGGTAGCTTAAAGTTCTTAGCTTGCTGCAATTTATAGCCTGCATTTTGCATAGCTTCTTGTGCAGTGATTAGTGCGTCTGTATCGCCTAAATCGTATGCATCTTTATATAAACGCTTAGCTTTTTCTAATTCTAGTTCAGCTGCTGTCTTAACAGACTCTACATATTCTTTTTCGCCTGACTGAAGCATCGCTTTGATACGTTTATTCTCTTCTAACGTTTTCTTAGCAAATGCAACTGCTTCTTGATGTTCACGAAGCGCAGTTTCTTTAGCGCGACGTTCATCATTCCAAACTTTTTTCAACTGTTTAAGTTTTTCTTTAGCTGCTGCAGAATATTCTTCAGCTTCTAACGAATCTTTTTCAAGTTCATCTACAATTTCTTTAGGCATTGGTTGACGATTACGATCCTCTTCAGGAGTATCATCTTCAATTTCAATGTCAAATTCATTGCCTTTAGAAGCTTCTTTTTCATCTACTTCATCAGGAAATTTAAATTCATCTTTATAATCAGCCATCATATTCTCCCTTATTTACGTTTAATACCGCGAGGATCATCTACTATACCCTCAACTGTATCTTCATTAATCATACGAAATTCACGACCATGTATTACCAATTTACTACCTGCATGTGGGCGAACTAAAACAAAGTCGCCTTGTTTGCACCAAGGTCCTGATGGATATCGTGATTTATCTGTATAACAATCTGGTCCTAACGCAACTACAAATAGAACTGTAGTTAATGCTTCTTCTACTTTCATTGTCTCGTCGGGTTTTTCTAGTTCAAAATCACCGACTTTAAATGTTTTTTCTATTTCAGGAACTGCGCATAATATGCGATAACCAGATGGTCTAGGGAGTTGGGCTGCTCTTTCAACTTCAGTTGCATCACCAACTATTGCTCTTACTTCTGCTTCTTCTTTTGCTTCTTTCTTTACTCGTACTGCCATATCTGATAAATCTAGTGCTTGAGCTAAATTTATACTACTCATCAGAGTTCTCCATTCTATGTTTGAGGTCTACAATAATTGCACATGCGGCTTCGAGACCTCGGAGCTGACCGCATATGTATCTGTAATCTTCCATTGATGCCACGTTATTTTTTGCTAACGCTTCTGTAAGCATCCCAATGCGGTCTTTGTACTCGCTGAGAAGATATTCTAAATTCTTATCCATTATTCACCTTTTGTCGGTTTAGTTGGTTTCATTGCTTCTAGTTGGATCTGATGTTGGAGTTGTTTAGCTTGCGTATTACGTGCTTGCTCATGTCCTGCTACTGTCTTCAAGGCATCTGTAGTTAGGCGAGCAGTTTCTAACTTACGTTGATTTTCTAGCTGAGCTGCATTTGATAGTGCTCCCATAACTTGTTGGCCCTTAGCTGTTTGAGCTTGAGCTGCAATACGTTCACGTTCGATTTGAAGCTGTTGCTGTTTAAGAGCCACGTCAGCTTGGTCTTTTTGAGCCTTGCGTTGTTGGTCTTGTTGTTTAAGTTGCAACTCTTGTTGTTGCATTTGCACGAGTGGATCTTGTGCTTGTTGTTGAGCTTGTTGAGCTGCAACTTGTTGTTGATTACTTTGTAATAATTGTTGAGCTGCTTGAGCCAATAATGGAGCAAGACGTGCTTCAACTTGTGGATCCATTGGAACATCTTCGCCTGATTCATCAGTTTGTGGTGGAAGCGCCATGCCCAACTGTTGTTCAATTTGTTTGCGATATTCAAAGCCTAAGTGTTCATTGATATGATTTTCCATCGCTGCTTGAATTTGAGGAGCAGTAGGATTATTTTGTAGCAATTGTTGAATCTTAGGATCTTGCATCGCTGCCATATGTACTGTGATATGAGCTTGATGATCTTGATAAAGGAATGCTTTAACAGGTTTCATCATTAACACATTTTGATTCTCTGTAACTGGATCTGTAGGTTTTTGATCCTCATCCATAGGGATTAATTTTTGAGCGTTCTTGATACCTAATACATCTAACATTTGACGATGTAGTAGTGGTAAGTTATATAATTGTGGAGCTTGTTGCGCTAATTGTAGAACTGCTTGATACTGCACAATTTTCTGCGCCATCGTTGATGCATTAGGGTCAGAGACAGGGATAACATCAACATTGTCATAATCAGACTTCTTAGCACGACGATCTCCTTCTTCTGGATCATATGAATAATCTTCAGGTGTATAGTCTGCAATGATCGTCTTAAGTAGACCTAGCTCTTGTTTCATTGAGTAATGGATACGTGCTTGTACTGCACTCATTACTTTCAATGTACGTTCTAGAATCGCTAGTGTTGTACCTACTGGAGAGTTAGCAGACATATCAGATATCTGCATATCAGCTGTGTTAGCAAATGCACGACCTTCATCAATGATTTGATTCAAGAGCTGTAGCAATGTTTGGCTAGGCTCTTTATATGGTAACGGCATGATATTATCGCGCATCGCACCTGATGGTACATCTACATCACGGAACTCGCCTGGAGCAATCGGAGTATCATCTCCTTTAACTCTTAAACCTCTGGTTTTAAAACCACCAGGCAAATTGCTGAGAGTCCCAGCATCAACAAGCTGGCGAATAAGAGAAGTGCCTGATTTTGCAAAGGCGCCGATAAGATGAATGAGTCCAAAACAATAGAACCCAAACCCAGGCACGTACCCATAGTGCACAAAATGTTGTCTCTTCTGTTTCGTTTCATCGTCTGGGTTCCAGTTCCTACGAACCGCAAGCACCACGTTGCTGCCTTTTTCAAGCGTAACCACGTACGGTAGCTTGATGCCTGTAACTTCACCATTCTCATCTTTGTCCTCGTAACCTGGCAAGTCTAAGTCGACGTGCATCTCAAGTAGTTTATAACGCGCATCTGATGATGCACGGAAGCCCATCTTCTCGGCAATCTTCTTTTCTACTTCATCTAAGATGTTGTTAGGCTGACCTAAGTCAACATCGCGGTAGAACCCTGACACCTGCAAGCGCACAAGCTCATTCTCAGTCTTACGCATCACGTGTGTGACACGCTCAGCAGACTCTAAGTTAGACGCACCGTACGGAACAACAATGTCTTCCGCTGGAACAAAGATAGATACTTGACGTTCTAGGTGCGGATCGTAGTACACTTTCTTGAACGCGTTACCGCTTAGTCCAAGACCCCACAACATGCGCTCATGCTCAGGGCGGTATTCTTTCATCACGTCCATCAACTGATAGTTCATATCATCTTGAACGCGGGTAGCTGCATCTTTCTTCTCTGGCGTTTCCTTGCCTATAATCTGTGTCTTAACAGGACCCATCGCTGGGAACGTAGACATCATAGTCTCTGCTTGGAACTTAACGAGCGCCTCACTCATGAGCGGATGGTAGATACCACAAGCACCAGGCCACGGCTCAGTGCGTTCTTCAATCTTCATACCAAGCAACTCTAGACCATCAACATAAGTCTGCATCCAGTCTTTGCGTGATGATACATCTTCATCGTAATCAGCAGTTAGTTCTGAAGCTAACGACTGCAACACAGACTCATCGATATACTCAGCTAAGTTATCATTGAACTCATCGTCCATCTGATCATGCGGCTCTAGATCAATCTCCATCCCATCGATGCCAATATGAACCGCATCAGGATTCTCAATCTCGATCTGCAAGTCAGGCTCTCCCGCTGCAAGATCTTCTAAGCCTTGAGGCGCTGCGTATAACGATTTCTCTATTGCCATAATTTACCCTTTGTTTTCAATCTCATATAGCCAGTCGGCTACTTTGTATAGGTCTGCCGCTTTGTAGGCACTCTTAATGTTGTTCGCTTTACTACTAATAATAACCACGTTACCTTCGACATACCCTTTCGCTGGGTCTATCCGATCTAAGCTTGGGCTTGTAGGCTGAATACCGCCATTACCCATCCACTTAAACTCTGTCCCATAGATTGGACAGGTATCTGTCATGATGCTTAAAATATATGCAGCTGTTATGCTATGAGGCACACCTTTCTTTAAGGCACGTTTTCTAGCATCTTTGCTAGCATAAACAGCCCAAGTCCTCTTTGGATTACGTTCTTTGTACGCTTGTCTTCTATCTATCGAAGTTAACGAAGTTAACATAGCTAATAGTACTCCCTTAAATTCTTAACTAGCATCTGAAGTTCATGTAACTCAGCATTATTCTTAAGCCTATTAGCTTTAAACGATATGACTTTGCAATTGTCTATCGTATACCCTTTGTTACTATCAATCCTATCTATTGATGCGCTTCTATCTTCAGATTTGTCAGCACTATATAACAGCTCTAATTC